GGAGATGTTGGACCGGGCTTTACAGCGAGTAGCTTCGGAGGGTATGAAAAAGGATGCGGAACCCTGCGAAGCCAAGGCGGAGATTTAGGCGGAGGGAGTGAAACTTTATTGGCCCAAGGCGCGGACGTCTACAATGGCGAACTGACGGGGGAGACGAGCGCTACGGTAACGAGCGCAACGGGCATTGCAAATGCGAGCGGGCCGAAGGTGATCGGATGGAACGGAGACGAGACCCCCAAGGCTTCCGAGGACGTGTCGCTCACCCTGCGCAGTCAGCAGGGCGGGGAAGGCGTGGGGGTGGCTCATGCTTTAACAGTCCGCCGACTGACTCCAATCGAATGCTCCCGACTGCAAGGATTTCCCGATAATTGGGCCGCCGAAAAGATGGAACTGATCCTTGAAGGGAACGAGTGGAAGGCAACCGGCAAGGTAGTCAAACAGGCAGATGGACCTCGTTACAAACAGATGGGAAATGCGGTCACCGTCAACGTGGCCGAGTGGATAGGGAAACAAATAGCAAAAACATTATGACAAAGAAACAAAAACAGCCTCTCTTTCTGAGGGGTTACGAAACCAATCCGCAGGGTGAGAAGGTGCCGATTTTTACAACGGTCGAGCCTACGGTCCCTTACGAAATGCTCCCTCCCGTAATGCTCCCCTCCGAATCTCCATCCCTTCCGGGTGCGAGGCTCAAGAAAAAGAAGAAGGGGGGCAAATAACATGGGACAGTTCATGGGTTGGAAGAGTTATGATCTCATAACGATTTGCGGGATATGCGGGGAAGAAGGCAAGCGGGAGGATATGGAAGACCATTCCTCGTATTGCCAAGGGCCAAGCAATGACGAGGAATTTGTCGAGCAAAGCGAGGAAACGATCAAGGAGATGGGACAGGATGAAGATGAAAGCTGAATATAAAATGGGCCACGGCATTCCCCGAGGGGAGAAAGTGATTATTAAGGTCGGATCTCGCCAGGCGGATGCCTCGCTTAATCCCGAGAAGGAAACTTGGTCCTTGAAGATCGATACCCCGGATCTTCCCGAGCTCGAGTTCCCGACTCTCGAGAATGCAGTCCTCTCGGCGGTAACGATTTTGCAGGAGGATAGAATTTGATCGCCTTTGACCTCGAGACAGTTTGGTCGAAATCATATTCGGTCGCAACGATGGGACTCGACCGGTACGTCAAGTCACTCTCGTTCAAAGTCACCCTCGTCTCTTTAGTAGGAGATGATGGATTTGAATGGGTAGGTCCGCCCCAACAGTTACCCGTTGATCGGTTGCAAGGCCAACAGCTTGTCGCTCATAATGCTGAATTCGATTCGGTCTGCGCAAGGATGGCAATGGCAAGGGGGCAAATGCCCCCGTTCGAGCCGGCTGAATGGATATGCACGGCGGATATGGCATCCTGGCATCAGTTGCCTCGATCACTCGCCAAAGCATACTTTGAACTATTCGGTGAGCACTTGGCCAAGGATGCCCGTGATGCAATGGCCGGCCTGTCAGCCGAGGAGATTACTGCAAACCCTACCTTCCGAGAATATGCATTGAATGACAGTCGAGCTTGCCTGAGAATTTACAAGGAACTTGAGTTGGGCTTTCCCGAAAGGGAGAGAATCCTGTCGGCACTCAATCGAAAGATTGCCTCGAGAGGGATGCCCCTTGATGGGCCGCTCTGTCAGACCTTTATCGACAAGACCGAGGCAGTCATGGAGGAGATGGAAAAGTTCCTCCCTTGGGTAACCGAGGACGGTCGAGGAGCCGAGCCAACCTCTCCAATAGCCTTGGGCAAGTATCTCGAAATGAAAGGCGTTCAGGCTCCTCCATCGACCAAGGAGGATGATCCCGACGTTCTCATTTGGAAGGCGAAGAATCCCGAGCACTCACCCGTGCTTGATGCCATGACCAGGTGGAGAAAAGCGAACAAGGCAAATAAGTTTTATACAGGGTTGATCTTGCGAACCCGACCTGATCGGCGTGTATCCACGAGGCTACTGTATTGCGGAGCAACCCACACGAAAAGATTCTCGGGAACCGGTGGAATAAATTTTCACGGGATACCAAGGGACGAAGTCGAAGGCACCTCGGCAAAGCGATGCCTGAAGGCACCCGAGGGCAGGGTGATCGTTTCAGCCGACCTTTCACAAATAGAGCCTCGAGTCCTTGCCTACCTGGTAGGAGACATGGACTTCCTTGGCCTAGTCAGGGGAGGGATCGATCTGTACGAGGCACATGGTCGAGCGACCGGTCTATATAACCATGACGAGCCGATGAAGGATCTCGCCCCCGAACTCCGACACCTTTGCAAAGCGAGAGTTCTCGGCTTGGGCTATGGTTGCGGGTTCAGAAAGTTCGGTCAAGTGGCCGAGGCTCTGACCGGTGGAAAGCTCAAGATGACCGAGCAGGAGGCAAAGAAGCAAGTCAATGACTATAGAAAGAACAATCCCCTGATTGTCGAGCAATGGAAGGCTCTCGAGGATTTCGTCAGGGAACAGGCAAAGGATACGCCCGAATGTGTAGTCGTCCAAACACGGGACGAGGCACCGATCAGATACTTTAACGTCCAGGTCGATGACAAGGGTGACATTACCGCACAAAAGGTCAGAGGGCAGGGGAGGACAAAACTTTACGGCGGGCTCCTGATGGAAAACCTCGTCCAATGCCAAGCCCGGCAAATCTTTTCCGATGCCATCATCCGGGCGGAGGCCGCAGGGTTGCCGGTCTGTCTACACGTTCACGATTCAATCACCGTGGAGGTAGGCGAGAACGAGGGACAGGCGGCCCTCGACCTACTCATTCAAATACTAACCGAAGAACCAACCTATATGCCGGGACTTCCCTTGGCGGCGGAAGGGGAAATTAAAACACACTACTAACATGAAAGCAAAAATCGAAAAACAAAAAAAGAATGTGATAAGCATTTGGGTAACCACAAACTCCCATTCCAAAGTCAGGCGTTATTGGCCAAATGAAGAGGACGCAGACACATATGCCGAGTTGATAAATGACGATATTCTTAGCCCTGTTACCATTGACATAGGGGAACTTAGGATAGATGCAAATGACCCAAAACATGGCCTGGTAAACTTCCTCAATGCCAACGCATTTATAGCTGTCGGATGAAGGGATGAAACCAATTAAAAAACTATTCAGCGTCCTGTTCTTTATGTTGGCGGTAGCGACGATCATGTTCGTATTCGCCTCCTTCCTTCTCGGCTTCTTCCGACTATTCGCATGGCTATAGAAATAATAGGACTATGCGGGCCGAAGGGGGTCGGCAAATCAACTTATGCAAAGACACTCGACGGGATGGTCTTTTCATTCGCCAAGCCGCTCAAGGAAATGCTCATCACCATCCTCCCGCATGAGGGTTGGATCGATCAGAAGGAGGAAGTGCCTCCGGGCTTTCCCGAGCAAGCAACGGTCAGGTCAATGCTTCAGTCATTGGGGACCGCATGGGGCAGGGAAAGCGTGTATCCGAACATTTGGGTCGATGCGGCATACAGAATGGTCCACCCGTATATAGGCAAGCAGACCATCATATTCGATGACGTCCGTTTTCCGAATGAGGCTTGGGCGATCAGGCGATGGGGGGTCACTAATGAGATCATAACCAAGATCATTCACGTCAGCCGGAAGGGATTCGAGCCGGATGAGAATGACAAGCACGTGTCCGAGGCGGGACTACCAAGAGCGTTCATAGACAAATGGGTGACGGTGGGAGAGGATGGCGAAGAGGAAACAGGATAAGGCCCGCCAAATGGCAACCGATGCCAAGCTCCGAAATCTCCTGCGGGAGACCAGGCCGGGTCAGACCATGTCTCAAGCGGAGATTGCCGATCAGGCAGGGCTATCCCGAGGATTGATCAATCGAATCGAGCGGGGAGCAATCCAAAAGGTCACCGAGCAAATTGCCCGGATAATAGAAAGGGAACGGGATGGCGGCTCGGCCTAGATACGAATCTCAAAGGGATCTCGATAACGAGCAGGAGATTGCCAACTACCTAAGTCAGGCTTGGCAATGTCAATTCATCAAGCTCGAGCCGATAAAATGGAAAGTCGATTACCTCCTGATCGGACAAGGACGATTTGCATGGCTCGAGATCAAGACCGCAAACATCAAGTTCGGTCAGTTTACCTTCATGATCTCATACAAGAAGATCGAGGCCGCCCGAGCATTGGCGAAAACATCGGGGTATAAATTCATCCTAATCTTCAGATGCAAGGATGCACTCGTTTACCACGTATGGGACTTCGAGAAAAAATATAAGTTCGAGTTTGGTGGGAGAACGAAAAATACGAGGGACAGCCAGGACGTGGAACCCGTCTTTCGGATTGATCCGAAGGATTGCAAAAAGGTCGAGGGGTTCAACTGATGGCCACTTTAAAAGGAGAACTGAGAAACTTTTTCGAGCGCTTGCCCGATGGTGAGTTCAGTCATCATAATCAAGTACTGACTCCGCTCAGTTTAATAGTCTGCAAATACGTCGAGGACGTCGAGCAGGCAGTCGAGTTGATTTACAAAGTACTTAACGGATCGAACCATCGGGACGAGCAATCAAATGAGATCAGGAAACTCGTCCTATCCGGCTACGACTACCTGGCCAATCCCAATCGGTCCACCGTGAAAAAGAAAAGGGAGGCAGTCGATCAAGCACTCCAAAAGACTTATGTCGGAAATGAGAATACTTACGAGGAATTCATGCTCGCATCCGATCCAATCCCGTTGAGCGGGGCCGAGGCGATTGGCGGACTGTTCGAGGATAGCGAAGTAATCTTCATTCAGCCCGAGCTACATTCCAAGCCTCTCGAGTTTTGCCGACCGGTCAAGGAATGGCGGGCAATCGATCTGAAGCCCTATCAATATATGACTCACAATCCATCGGTCGAGAATCCGACCGGGAGAAACGAGAGCAACCTGAACGGGCAAAGGAAATACCTACTCCACGAAGTCGATGACAAGTCGATCACCTTTGAACAGCAACTCGGCTTGATCAAGCAACTCGAATCAATCGTCCCGCTCAAGATGGTTGTCTCGTCAGGTGGGAAAAGCCTCCATGCCTGGTTTCATTGGAAACCCGGTCGAAGGGATGACTTCCTAACACTCTCACAAAAGCTCGGCGGAGACGTCAGATTTGCAAACGGTTCTCAGCTTTGCCGGCTCCCTTGGGGGACGAGGAGAAAGCAGGGTGAACCCTTGGCCGCCGAGCAACCGATCATTTATTGGAAGGACTAGGGTAGGGTGGTC